GAGCCCGAGTCGCTGACCAGGAGCGATACGGTGGCCGCGTCGATAGGGGAGCCGAACTCGCGCAGCTTCTGGGTGACGGTCAGTTCGTCGGCGGTGATGCCGTCGACGGCGAGGGACAGGGCGGCCGAGTAGATGTCGGCGTGGGCGGGCTCGAAGAAGTCCGAGGGCTTGAGGTCGGGAGGAAGAGGGAGGCCGTCACGGAGGAGGACGCCGATGAGATGGCGTTCCGCGGCGACGTTGTTCGGCGGGATCATGAGAAGAGAGAAGGGGAGGGATGGGGGCGTGGCAGCCCTGCGTCAAATGTTTTAACGCTTGCGGGGAGGCGGGCCGTAATGGTCGACGGCTCGGAGTCGCCCGGTCTCGCCGATGAGTACGCGGTAACGGGCTTTGACCAGGGCGCCGATATCAAGGGCCTTCTTGATGTAGATGGAGGCGGTATGGCCGGCCTTGAGTTTCCATTTCTTGGCCCACTGGTCACGGGTGAGGAAACCCTTCGGGGGCTTCACGGCGCTGCGGTTAATCTCGGCCATGACGGCCAGGAGCACCGGGTCGTTACCGACGCGGGTATAAAGCATCTTCCTCTTTGATTTAGCCATGACGGTCAGGGGGTGAAGGTCTTGAGGTCTTTCGTCCAGATCCATTCGTTGCCCATCTTGTGGACGAGCCATGCCTTATAATTCCCGCCTGCGGTTATAAAGCCCGCCACGAAGCCGGAACCCCAGCGGGCGGTGGCTAGGCGGTGAGCGCTGTAGGTCATGTCTTCCTTCCGGCATAGGCATCCAGCTGAGAAGGCATTCCCGCCTCCGTGCTTCGTGAGGGCGATGCTGGCGAGGTTGTGCGTGTGGCCGTGGATGAGGGCGCCGCCGTAAGGGCTGTAGTGGAGCCCCTGGACAACGGTGGCGTTGGCGCCATGTGCAAATCCGTGAACCATAGCCACCGGGCCGAGGCGATAGACGCCCTTGTCTGCGTCATATGGCAGGATAGTCTTGGCGCCGCATTTGCGGGCGTGGGCGTTGATGTGGTCTTTCACCCCTTGGCAGTAGTCGCGTACCAGGGCGGAGCCTGAGCCTTGCGCCGCGTCGAGCCGGTGTTCGTGATTACCCCATAGCCAGACATTAGGCCGCCAGCGGGTGAAGAAGTCCTTGCCCTCGTCGATATCGGCCTGAAGGGACTCGGCGCCTTCCTTGTCCGTGCCGACGCCCTTACGCAGGGAGCGGAAGTCGTACTGATCTCCGCCGGCCACGCGGACGTCGGGCTTGAAGTCCTTGGTGAACTCGAAGAGCGCGGCGAGAGCCTGCGGGTCGGCCATGTCGCCGTGATTGTCCGACGCGTAGATGAACTTGGTCAGCTTACTCATGAGTCTAGGTGAGGGATAGGCTTCCCGGCGTCGTAGGCCGCGAGCATCTCGTCGCGGTGCTTACGGGCGGTGTCGAGGTCTTTGCCCAGGTTGTGGATGATGTCGGTCTTGCGGCGCCTGATCCGCAGCCACCAGCAGGAGCCGAGCTTCTGAAGGTGATGGTTGGGGTTCTCGGTCTTGATGTAGGCGGGCTTGTCGTTTCGACCTGTGCGGGTGTACTTCGGGCATGCCGCGAGAAAGGCAAGTCGCTCCGGGGAGATGCCGATGCGCTTGCCCCAGGCGATGGTCTCAGGGTCTAGAGCTTCCATGTCTTCGCAATGTATCGGCCCTCCTGCATGATCGTATTGCGGGAGTTAGGTGCGAAGGTCAGTTCAAGGTCGAAGGCGTGCTTCTCGCGAATCTCGCAGATGCTGTCTAGTTCCTCCTGGTTGGCGGGGCCGACGCCGGCGGTGGCGACGTAGATCGTGCGCACGCGCCAGCCTAGGTCGTGGAGCGTATCCTGGCAGACGGCGACCTCGTTAGCATACCTAAGATCACTGCAGACCACAGTCTCGGGGGCTAGTTCACCGGGCGCCATCTGGATCGGGCAGAAGTTGGCGAGGTTCTTGGCGAAGATGTTGACGTCAAGGGAGCGGGCGAGACGGCCGCCGGCCACGAGGAAGTCGCGGTGCAGGACTTTGAAGCGCTCGTCGTGAAAGTTGCCCTCTAGGTTGAGGGACATCAGGAAGTCATTCCCCGCGTCCTTCAGGTAGTCGGCGAAATTGGTCTTGCGGGACGGGCGGGTCGACCATTCGAGGATGCCCGTGGCGAGGGTGTCCTTCCCGGCCCTTGCGAAGCCGGAGATCAGGACAAGGGTCGGGGCGGACATGGTGCTCATGCGCTGGCTTGTGCCTTGCGCTGGGCTTTTGCGATTCGTGACGCGATGCGGGTCTGTCGCCCGGAGAGGCCGAGACGACGACGCACGCGGCGGAGGTTAAGGTCGGGCGCCTTGAGCAGCGCCTCGACCAGGGCCTCGCGGATCTTGGCGAGGTTGTTCATCAGTAGGGAACGTCTTCGGGGTTGGGGAGGTCGTTGACGACGGGCTTCTGGCTGCCCTTCGGGTAGGTCAGCTTGTACTTGTATTGAGTCTTGCCGTTGTACTCGCCGGAGGGCTCGGCTTCGACGCCGAGGAGGCACGTCTTGCCGCAGGCCGGGGTGATGTACTCCATGAACTCGGCAGGGGTCGCGTCGAGGCGCAGCTCCTGAGTGAACGTCCCGCTAAACTTACCGACGAGCATGGCGAGAGGCTTGCCCCACTTCGAGGAGAAGGACTTGCTCAGGCAGTTGCCCTGATCGTCGAGGAAGAAGAGGCGGCAGGAGACGGTGCCGTCTTCCCACGCCCTGATCTTGTCGAAGGCGGGCTTGATGAGTTTGAGTTTGTAGGTGCCTGCCGTCTCGATGGACTTCAAAGGCTTTCGGTCGTTGTTGGGTTCCATGTTAGAGGGAGTCGGAGACGGTGATGATATTCTGCACTCGGCCAGGGGAGCAGAGCTTGAGCATGGCCAGAACCTGCTCCACGCTCTCGCTGACGTAGTAAGCGCCGTTGGTACCATCATACACCAGGGTGCAGTTATCAGGGGCGTGATAGGCTACGCCGGTGATGATGTCGGCGCGGATGTAGCAGGCTTCTTTTTGTCCGTTGTAGCGGGTGACTTTGATTAGGTTCATATGTGTTAGGCGAAGTTGATGGGGGCGGCGGCGGTCGTGGACTTGACGTCGATGACTTGGATCTCCTCCGGGTAGGACGGCCAGACGCCGGACTCGGTGCAGGCCTTGTAAAGGGTCACGGCTTTCTCGAAGTCGGCGATGGCCCAGGACATGAGGTCGGGGCCGATTTCGCAGACGGCGGTGGCGAAGGGCGGCTCCTTCTCGACGAAGAGGAAACGGAAGCCGAGGGGGCGGCGCCCGGTGGCGAGCTCGTAGACGAGTCGGTACCAGTAGGCCTGAAGGTTATAGCGGTAATTGCGGATGCTCTTGAGCATGCCCGCAGGGGACGCGTCGTCGGTGGTCTTGATGTCCCAGAGGTAATCACCGGCCACGCCGTCGATAGCGGCCTTCATAGGCACGCCGTTGTAGTCGACCTGGTACATGACCTCGGTTGCGTCGAACTCCACGCCGAGGCGCTTAAGGGCGAAGCGGGCGGAGGAGGCGACAAGGTGGCCGATGGCGGACTCTTCCGCGTCGAGGATGGTCTTGCCCGCGTTGGCCGTGGCGAACTCAGCCCAAGCGGCCTTGCCCTCCTTCGTGCGTCGGTCGCAATCCGGGGCGGTGGCGTAGAGGTCGTTCAGGGTGTGCGGTTCGAGGATTGCGGAGTGAACGAAGGTTCCGAATCGGAGGGCCTTCGTCTCTTCCTGGGGCATTCGGATATAGGCCTGGTAGTGGGCGGGCGAGGTCAGGAGGTGCTTCGCGGCGGACTGGTTGAGCGCCGGGAAGGCGCGGTACTCGTTGCGGTCGTGGATCTGGGGCATGTGTGTGCGGGTTTGGTGGGAAATTAGGAGAGGTCGGAGAGGATATAGCCGATTACCATACAAAGGACGATTAGCATGAAGATAAAGAAGTGGACGCGGTGTTTGATGGAGTTTGGTTTTCCGTAGTGCTTCTCCATTTCGTCGCAGGTCTTTGACGCATCCCATGCGCACCAGATACAAACGCCTACCGCCAGCGCCACGATAGAGAAGGCAGGGATGACGAACATAAGGTGACCGATTTCTGCGGTAGTCATAAAAGAAAGGTCAGAGGTTCGCGTCGTCGTCGTTCGGGCCGTGCTCTTCGACGTGCGCCGAAAGGAGGTTGCACAGGTCGATGGCGTTGTCGGCCGCGAGGGCGATGCGGTCGAGCTGATTGCGGAGGACGCGCTCGTGGGCGATGACGGCCTTGATGCGGTCATAGACGGGCTTGACGTGATAGGCCTCCTCGATGTTGTCGGCGTCCAGGCGCTCGAGTTCGGCTGCGGCCTCGTTGATGGAGATCTGGAGTTGCATCAGGTCTTCGTTCGCGATGCGAAGAGAGTCTTCGTGGGTCGGGCGGAGGGCGGCAACTTCGCCGGCTAACTGGCCGAGGATGTTCCTCAGGTATTCGCGGTTGGTCATTTGGTAAAGTTAAGCTCCTTCAGTTCGCCCGAGGGTGCTAGGGTAAAGAAGCGAACATCAGACCGGGACAGGGACGGGTAGGTCTTGCGCTTCCATGCGTTGAGGTCGGTCAGGAAGTCGGCGTGTTTACGGGCGGTCATCTCGACGTAAGGGAAGCCGTCCAGGAAGAGCAGCAGGGCGTACTGCTTAGGCACGGTGGCCGCGATCTTCTCGATGCCCTTGGGTGTGTCAGCCATGGTTGCGGGCCTCCTGCCATTCCTCGATGGCGTCGATGAGCTCGTCGGCGTGGATGCGCTGGGCGTGGCGGACGCAGTACCAGAGTTGGTCGCCGGCCTCGCGCATGCCTTCGAGGCGTTCCTCGAGCTGACGGATCCGGGCGTCTTTGGCCGCGAGGAGGTTCTGGCCGTGCAAGGCCCCCATGGCGGCGGAGATGGGGTCGAAGGGGTCGAAGGGCTTGGGGTCGCTCATTTGGTCAGGGGGCGGGAGGTGGGGGAGAAGGCGGGGGCGGAGGCTCCGCCTAGGACGGACTGCGAAGTGGCCGCAGAACGGAAGCCAGAGGCCGCCACGGCGCCGTCGTCGTCAAGGTCAACCGAGATGCCGCAGGCGGTCTGGATGGACTGACGTCGGATGTAGGTGATGGCGCCGCCAATCTTCTGGGCGTCGAGGCCCTCGGACTTGACCATGAGTCGGCCGAAGTCGAAGCGCTCGCCGGAGGCGTGGAGGAAGGCCGTGGATACGCCGACCTTGCCCTCTTCGCTGATCAGCGTCTGGATCAGGGCGAGGTTGTGGTCGAGGAGGACGGGCTTGATGGCGTCGAGCAGCGCGTCGAGGGAGACGTAGCGGTTCTTGAAGCCGGGGTTGACCTTGTTGGCCTTGACGTTGTCGAGCTGCGCGAGGGCGGCGACTAGGTCGGCGGTGGCGGACTGGGTTTTGGGCGTGGTGCTCATGTGGGAAGGGTTACTTGTTGCCGACGGTGGCCGGGTCGGCTCCGCCGATGATGGCCTTGATGGCCTCGAGCGTGAACTGACGCGTGCGGCCGTCGATACGGAGGTTGTAGTTGTCGCCGGAGGGGCGGACGGTGGGCGTGAGGAGGCGGGCGACCTTGTTATCCGGGAGGAGGATGTACTGCGTGCCAGGGATGAGCCTGATCTCAGCGTGAGGGGAGAGGATGTTTTTCTTCATAATGGGAAAGGATCAGTTGATGACGCCGCGGATGGCGGAATCGTAGATGAGCAATGCGTCGGCATTCCAATCGTAGACGTCGGTCTGGGGGAAGAGCTCTTTCGCCCGGGCCTTGAGGTGACGTTTCCAGCCTGAGCCGTGGTCGGCCTTCTTGCCGACGGGGTGCGTCTTCTGCCATGCCTTGGGGTCGATACGGCGGACTTGCCAGCCCATCGCGACGGACGCGCCGTAGATCACGCCGACATTGAATTGTAGCTTGGCGATGGAGGCGCCGGGAATCTTCGGGCCGTAGCCGGCGACGGACGGCGTCTCGAGGAACAGGGCCACGGACTTGGCCTTGCAGGAGAGCTCGGCCATGAGCTCACAGATCTCGACATCGGAGCCTGGCATCTTGCGCGTCTCGACGCCGAAGCCGTCGACCGACCATACGAAGGCGCCGTTCGCACCGGGGTCGACAGCGATAACCATGTGAGCCATGGTCGAAACTTTCAACGGGTCAAAACCTTTTGCGAGCGGAATAAATTAGCCACGCGGAAGGCGTAGTCGTTCGCCCGGAAGTTTCGGCTGCGGGCCTCCGACCAGCCTACGTTCCAGACCAGGGCGAGTTGTTCGGGAGTCGGGTCAGTCATGCCGACGCGGTAGAAGTTCGACCTGATCCATCGGAGATGAGAAGCGGCGACCATGTCCTGGGCGGTCGCGTCTCGCCACTTAGACCAGGGGAAGGCGTAGTGGCCCTCGGCCTTGAGGCGGGCGGAGGCGTCGTCCCAAGCGGCCTTGTTGACCTGATACATGCCACGCTCGCCGGCCTTGCCGATGGCCTTGCGGTTATGCCCGGACTCGACCTCGGCGACGGCCTCGAGGAAGGCGGCGTCGGTCTTGGCTTGGGCGTTGAGCCCGAGGAGCAGCAGGGCGACGACGGAGAAGCGCTGGTTGAGGGTCATGGGCATCCTCCTTCCTTCGCGATGTACCACATTTGAGCCTCTGCTGACTCAATATTATTAAATGCCGCTTCAAGTCGAATGAGCTCATCTGCCATCGCATCCCCGGCCTTGGTCATCCGCTCACGCTGAATCTGTAGACGGTAGTTCTCACCAGAGTGCTTGAACAGCGCGTCCTTCAGTTCTTCGACCTCGGCCTTGAGGCGGGCGGAGGCGTCGTAGAGAACCCAGTCGCCATCATCGCCTTTTTGCATCTCAAGATGGTATCGCTTTGGTTTGCTCATACGCGGCGAGGGGTCTGGGAGCCGGTGATCACGAAGCCGTCGCTCAGTTGGTAGGAGTAGGTCAGCCCGACCCAGCCGCCGGCGGCGACGTAGACGTCCAGGGTGATGGCCTCGGCGCCGTCTTCGGAGAGGGCTTCGTGGTAGTGGTTGAGCAGCTTCTTCATGCGCGTCGAGGCGATGGCGGCCTTGGCCGAGACGATGTCGCCGCACATGATACGCTCATTGATCTCATAGAGTTCAGACAGCAGGGCGAGCATGCCGTCCAGGTGCTGGAACCCGCTCACGACTGGGCTCCTTTCTTGCGGAGGGCTTCGTTTTCCTCGAGGACGCGGAGCCAGCGGGCACGGTCGACGTCGGACTCGATGCGCCAATAGTTGATCGTGTCATTCAGTCGGCCGGCCTCGGCCCGGAGGTTCGCGATCTCCTCGGATTGGTCGGCGATGATGCGCTCCTGAAGGCTGACGGCGTCGTCGAGGCGGTCGGAGAGGGCCCGCAGGGCGTTGGCCGTGCGGTGCAGTTGCCGGGCGTAGGCCCAGGGGACGAGCCACCAGAAGCGTGGCATGGAGTCGGGTTTGATGATGAGCATGGAAGGATGGTGGGCTAGGGGGTTAGGCATGGAAAGAAGGTAGCACGGCGACGAACTCTACATACATCATTTCTTCTTCCAGGTCGTATTCATTGTATTCGGTGACAAGCCAAGGGCCTTCTTTCCAGATGCTTTTAATCGTGCATCCGTTCGAGCGCTTCATGATCTTGGAGTCTTCGGGTTTGATGTATCCGGCGAACCTCACTCGGTTCTTGTCGTCACATCCAGCGCGCGAGACAGAAACAAGGAGCGTCTCATCAGAATTGACGATGAGCTCTAGTTCGGCGGGGGGATTATGTATCATGTGGTAGGCCATAGGTTCAGCGGTAGTTCTGGAACTTGTACTTCGAGATGTCGCGAGGGGCGTACTTCGGCTTCAGGTGCCCTTCGTTCGCGAGCCATCGGTAGACGACCGACTTGTCCATGCCCAGGAGTTCGGCGGTCTTGCCCGCCATGTAGCCGGTCTTCTTGTAGACGGGGAGGATCTTCTCCTCCCAGCCCGTATGATCGTGCTTGTAGACCGTGCGGCCGTTGTGGTTGTTCAGGCGGTAGCCGAGGATGCGCAACCACTGGTTGACGCAGGACGACGACACGCTCAGGCGGGCGGCGATGTCGAGGGCGCCGAGGCGTTCCTTGTGGTCGAGCTGCGGGAGTTGGGCACGGAAGGCGAGGATGCGGTCAAACTTGAGTTTGCTCATCTTGACGCCGTTCAAGGTCTGCGTGGCCTTCGGGGGGCGGGGGGTTTTTTCGGTGGTCATGGGATTATTTCGTGCGCTTGGCGTACGGGCCGCGCTTGTTGAGGTTCGACCAGGAGATGCCGGTGAGCGCGATCCATGTGCGGACGGCGCCGACGGACACCTCGAGGGCCTTGGCCGCGTCGGCCTGAGACTTGCCGGCGGTGTTGAGGGCGTTCAACTGCGGGAGGATGCCGGCCAGACGGCGGGCGGCGTGGGGGAGCACCGGGCGGGACAGCCTGAGGGGGCGGTCGCCGACGGTGATGATGTCGGTGGGTTCTTGGTTCATGGTTTTGGTGGGAAGATCAGGCGAGGTGCCAGCAGAGGATGGTGACCTTGGGGTTGGAGTGCGAACCAGCATCCCGGTACTCGACGACCTGGTCGAAGCGGGAGCATACGTCGGCCTTGGCCTTGGCGGTGACGTACTTGTTGAAGTCGCTGGCGGTGGGCTCGCTGGCGAGGACGACCAGTTGGCCGCGGGCGTGGTCGACGCCGTAGAGGGCGTACGAGCCGAGGCCTTTGACGCAGCCGTCTCTGTCCTTGAGGCTGGCGGATTCGCGGAAGGCGATCGCCTTGCGCTTGAGGAGGTCGACCATCGCCTTGTCAGAGACGAGGACGGCCTTAGGTTTGGTGGGGGTGCTCATGTCGGTGGGAAATTAGCGGGCGTGGCGGACGGCCTTGGCCTTGACCGGCTCCGGGCCGTTGATCGCGCGGGCCAGTTCGGGGCCGTAGAAGGTGACGACGGCCAGCCAGCCGAAGATGATGAGGAACGAGAGGGCGATGAGGGACTTCATGTGCGTGGGATTAGTTGCGGAGAAGGGCGTTGGCCTCGTTGGTCGCGGCGATGAACTGGTCTTCCAGGTTCTCGATGGCGATGTCGATGCCTTCGAGGAAGAGGTCGTTGACCTTGCCGGCGAGATCGGCGCGCAGCTTCTGCTTCTGGCGAATCTCGATTCGGAGGTTGTTGGCCTTGAGGAAGAGTTCCGTGGCCTTGATGTTTTTTAGGGCGGTGGTCATGTCAGTGGTGCCCGGACAGACTCTCAGACCAAATGCATTCCGTCAAACCTTTTTGCCGAAACTTTTGACAGGCACAAAAGACCCCCCGAGAGAAACCATGCCATGGGCAGAGGGCCGGGGGGTTTACTAAAGGACGACTCCCCCGTGCCTTTCGGTAGAGGGGGAAGCCATTATAGGGGTTATTATGCCCCATAGACTCTCCGCGTCAAGGGGTCTTAAAGGCCTCTCCTTGCCCCGTGGCGGCCTTTTCCCTACTTGGGCGACTGTCTACCCTTCCAGACCCTTACCCCTACCGCCACGGCCACGGCCACGCAACCGAAGGCGAGGGCCATCCCGAAGTCGCGGACGGACTGCAGGGCCAAGGTAGCCGAGGACATATTCTTTTCCAAGGCTGCAGAGTCCGATCGCATCTTCCCGCCATCCACTACCAACATGACCAGGGCGTCGGTGTTCTGCATCTGGTCGAGGACGAAGCCGGCCGTGTAGGCCGAGGCTAGGGCCGTCGCCCCGGCCGCGGAGGTCAGCAGCACGACCGCCCAGAGGAGGTTACTTGCGGCGCTTTGCTGGTCGCTTTGCATCGGGCTTCTTGGTCTTGGGTTTCTTCGTGATCTTGGCCTCGGCCTCGTCGAGCTTGGCCCCGACGACGCGCTCCGCCCACATGGCGATGCGGATGGCCATGAAGCCAGCCACGCCGTTGGCCGCCCAGAGCATCTTCGGGTTGGTCAGGTAATCTGACAGGGCGTACCCGGAGAGGATGGCCACGACGATCGCGGCGAAGAGGTGCAGGACGATTTGCCCGACCTTCATCTTCTCTTCGGTCAGGATGATTTTGACGGCCATGCCCATCATGCCCAGGAGACCGGCGATGCCGGCCTGCTTAAGTTCGGGGGAGATGGCCTCCGGGTCGATGGGGGAAGAGGGAGGGCTCATGGATTGATGACGGTGCGGCGGTAGCCCATGCGCCACAGGGATTCGGCGATGCGGGTCGCTCCGGCCTCGACCGCGTCTTCGTCGAGAAATGGATAGGTGTCGTGAATCAGCTCGTGGACGACCGTGTCGATGAGCTCATGCTCCGGCTGCCGAGGGTCGATGTGGATGTCTCCGTAACCTTTCCAGCAATAACCGAAGGGCGTCTTGCAGTTCGGATTATGCGAGGGCTTTACCTTGCCCAGGATGCGGAAGGTGAAGTGGGGCTCCGCGTATTTGACCGCGGGCGGGTCAGACTTGGGGCGGGGCTTGCTCATCGTCGGAAGGTTTGTTGACGGCGTCACGCACCTTGTCGGCCAGCCACCAGAGCCCGAGGCCGGAACAGACCAGGAGCGTGCCAGCGGCGATGTACTCGAAATAGGGCGAGTCGATGATGAAGGGCACCGATCCGCAGAAGGCTCCGCAGAGTAGCAAGGGCAGGCCGATACGCGGGCCCATGAAGGCGGTGGTCAACGCACCGACGACGGCGAGTCCGGCACCGACGAGCGTCCATGTCTGGGCGGAGGCGTCCTTCTTCACTCGCTCGACCTCGGCGGTCAGGTCTTCGATTCGCTTGTCCTTCAGCTGCGAGACGCGGAGGGCTTCGGCCTGCTGGGTTTCGAGTTTCTCCCAGGCCTTGGTCACGGCGGTGGCGAGTTGCCGACCGAAGGCCATCTGCTTCTGGTAGTCCACGGGGTCGGCCTTGGTAGCCCGGGCCATGGCGAAGGCCACGTCAGACTCGGGCGGGGCGGGAAGATAGGACTGGGCCAGACGAGACTCAGCGACCACGACCTTCGGCTTATCGGCGTTGCGCTCGATTGCCACGAGGGCCGAGGCTACGCGGTGATCCGTCTTGTCGAGGTCTTTGCCGAGCGTGGCGACGACGTCAGGCTTGGTCGGGCCGGGAGGCTGGACGGGCAGGGGCTCCGCGTCGGGCGACTTGCGGAACAGACTGCACCCGGTCAGGGCCAGGACGGCGATGACCAGGAGCAGGCGCATGGATTAGTCGCGACCCTTGAGGGCGTCGAGGGCGGCCTTGCCCTTGGCTTCGACAGACTCCAATTTGGAGCGGTGCTTACGCGAGATGAGCAGTCCGGCGATTACGCCGAGGACGAGACCGATGAGGAACGATGTGATCATTTTTTCTTAGGGGGGTAAAGGGGAGTCAGGGACTGAGCGACGATGGCCGCAGTCAGCTCGGCCTCGGTCGGCTTGGTCAGCAGGGTCAGCGCCGTGTTGGCCTCGGAAACGTACTTGTATTCGCCGATGACCAGGGCGGTCTTTTTCTCGGCGTTGATGAGAGCGTTCCAGCCGACGGGAAGAACGATCTGCTTGAGGTTAGGTTTATGCATATGGTTAAAAAGATTTGATTTTGGACAACTTACTCACCGCCGCCGCACATGTCGTCAACGTAGTAGCCGCCATAGCCGTCATAATAAACTGTGCAGCATTCAGCTGCGCCAGACTGGTAGATGATGTCGCCGGCGTCGGGCGGATTGTAGTATCCGCTTCCGAAGTCTACGTAAGTCCCTCCGGCCCCATCCGAAAACTCAAGAGTGTAATAATAACCATAAGGCCCAAAGGCGTCAGATGACCCGCACCCATCCCAGTAAACATAACTGTCTCCACTATCATTATATGTGCAATAGCCTTCAGGAAGCCAGCAAGTCGAGTAGTCGTCAACGCTGCCAGTTCCTGCATTCTGCCAGAATGAACCGCCTGCACCGTCGGCCAGTTCCTGCCACAAGGTGAACATCCCTGTCCATGGATTGCCTAGGGCGTCAGTATATTCTTCTGCGCCGGAATCGTACGCGGAATAGCCAGAGCATTGCGACGTGATCAGCGTGCCGTAGGGCGGGTAGACCGTACCGCCAGCCAAACCGAGGAAGCCTGGAAGGGCGACAAACATCGGTTTGTTAGATGCTGGCCTGAAGGTTTCCTGAAATCAACCAGACCTGGTCACCAAGGTATACCGCGGCGACGACGCCATTGGCAGCCGCGCAATAAATGCCAGAAGCCGAGACAATCGTACAAAAGCCATCGTCAAGAAATGTGATATACCCGGACGCCTGGTTAACAATCAGCACCTGATCGCCAGCAACAAAGTCGCCAGGGTCTTGCAGGTAAACAGTAGTGTCTCCGGCATAGGTCATGCGGATGATGCTATTGCGAGGGAAGGCGCTGCCCCCGACGTAAATGGCAGACGAGGCGTCGGTCGTAACCGTGGTCCCCAACTGGCTGTTATTCGTGACTACAGTTACAGTATCCCATGCTCCGTTTACTCTGCCATAGGTGTATCCGTCCGAAGGGGCGTCATTGAACGTGGCGATCGTGCCCAAGCCGAGGTTGGTGCGGGCCGTAGAGGGGCTCGCCAGGCCTGACAGGTTGCCAGCCTTGGAGAGATAGTCGGTAGCCGTGGCGGTCGCCATCGTGCCCAAGCCGAGGTTGGTGCGGGCCGTCCCGGTGTCTGCCAGTCCTGAAAGGTTGCCAGCCTTGGAGAGATACGAGCTCATCCCCGAGAGGGTCTGGTAGGTCGTGGCAGCGTCAGCCGTGGCGAGTTTCGCGTTCAGCGCCGTGGCTAGGTC